TTGTGATGTCTTATCTCCAATTGTTTTTTCTGTACCAAAAAATACTAAGTGACGGTCAGGTGTTGATACTAACATGTCACGTGATGCTGTTGGTGCATTAGGAATAATTACTGCTCTATTGTTTGTAGCGTTAGTTGCATCTGCATCCCATTTAAAACATTCACCATTATGAATTAACGCAATAAGAGTCGTACCTAAATTGTCCAAGGACCATAGACCTGGATCAATTACTGAATCGGTGTTGGCTGCGGGTGATCCCCAACCTGTAAAAGATGATGTATTAGTTACGGTTGCACCATTAGAATGAGTGGCTGCTGTTGTTCCTCTTGCTGCTCTACCAATACCTGTTATTTTACTTCCAGTAATTCCGGTGTAAGATATTTCTTCAGTCCCTACTTGAATAAAATTTGTACCAGAACTTGGAAGACCGGATACACTTGTTAATGTAATTTCTGTAGCAGAACCATTGTTTCCTCCTGATGTAGCACCAATTGCTCCATTTAAAGTAGTAGTAATAGCTCCTAAAATATTACCACCCCATAAAGATATACCCCAACCAAAAGCTCCTAATTGTTCTGCTGGTCCTACGTGATAGTATTGATAGTATTTAATGCCACCAGATGTTGTTGCACCAGCTCCTGTTTCATTACTAGGCATTGTAATAGTAATTGTTGTTGAAGCAGGTACAGAAGTTACCATAAATTTTTTTCCATCAAAATCTGCTGCACTAAAATTAGAATTTGTAATTGTACTAAAGTCACTAAATAAAATAATGTCTTGAGCTTTAAAAGAATGAGGTGCCGGAAAAGTAATAGTAACAGTCGGTGATCCATTAGTCGTGCTAAATGCACTTGTAAGTGCTGTACCTGTTGGATTAACTAAAGGATGGATGTCATAGTAAACTCCACCAGAATAAATATATAAAATTTTATTAGTGCCTATAGCTGCGTACTTAATAGAACCCGTGCTAACAAAATGATGTAAACCCCTAGCTGCACCAGTTAGTTTAGACTCGCCTAACTGAGCCCAACCCCCTATCTTCTCAGGTGTACCATACCTAAAACGCACATTCTCACCGCCTGTCCATTGTGACTCGGCACCTGTTGATGTAACCTGTTTGTTGAATCCTGGTAAAAAACCTAGTTTTTGTAACATATAAAACCTGTTGAAATACTTTAATAAACCTTATATAGTAATATATAGATAATGAAAGAAAGAAAATGAGCAAAATATTAGGTATAAATACTTCTCATAATTGTTCGTTTGCTTATTTTAAAGACGGTATTTTAAAAGAATATTATGAAGAGGATAGGTTTAATAAAATTAAAAATTTTACACCCCCAATAGATCCTTTTAATACAGACCCATACAAATATGAAGTTTTAAAAAAATTTAAAAATTATGTTTTTGATAAGGTCGTACTTGTATCTTATGACAGGGGAAATTTATTATTAGAAAAACCTATTGTTGATAATATTTTAAAACAAGTAAACTGTAAAGATTATATATTTTTAGGTGGAGAACATCATATACATCATGCCAGTTGTGGTTTCTATTTTAGTAAATTTAAAAAGGCTTTAGTTCTTGTAGCAGATGGTGGTGGAGAAAGATATTACACTAATTTTCAAGTAATGGAATCTATATTCAGTATTAATAAAAATAAAATTAAATCACATTACAAACACGCTTCAAATGTAGTTTTAGATGATTTTAATAACTTTGTAGATGCAGAAAAAATTTTTAAAATAAAAGAAATGGATTTAATAATTTCAAATAAAAAGATAGGTGGTTATAAATTTAGTTTTGAAAGAGAAAAAGCAGGTTTTAAAGTTCACGAAGAAGGTCAATTAATGGGAATAGCGGCTTATAAAAATAAAAACACAGATTTAGATAAAAATATATTAGACATTGCACACAAAGCACAGGAAGAAACATTAAAAGATAGAATAAAGTTAATCGAAAAAGCAATGACTTATAGTAATTGTAAAAATATTATTTTATCCGGTGGATACCATTTAAATTGTTCTAATAATTTTAAACTTATAAAACACTTCCCAAAACTTAATTTTTTTATAGATCCAATACCCTATGATGGCGGAACTGCAGTAGGAGCTGCTTATTTTCATGAAAATTATTTATAAAAAAGAAGAAGCTGTTGATTTACTATTGCAACAAGAATTAGTTGTAATATTTCAAAACCATTCTGAATGGGGAGCAAGAGCATTAGGTAATAGATCAATGTTATTTGATCCAAGAAATAAAAATGCAAAAGAAATAGTAAATAAAATAAAAGGCAGACAATGGTGGAGACCAACAGCTGCTACTATACTTTATAAATATAGAAATGATTATTTAGATATGCATACACTAGATGAATCACCAAATATGTCTTTTGCAATTGATGCTAAACAAAAATCAATTGATGAAGTTCCCGCTTGTGTACATGTAGACAACACATGTAGGTTCCAAACTTTAAAGAAAAAACAGAACCCACATTACTACGATCTTATAAAATTGTTCTATGATAAAACAGGTGTGCCTATATTATTAAACACATCTTTTAATTTAAAAGGATACCCAATAGTGGAGACTTTTAAGGATGCCTTATGGACTTTACAAAATAGTGAAATAAAATATATATATAGAATATAAAGAATATAAAAATTATGAATTATTTAGAAGCAATTGTTGAAATAAAAAATGTAGTCCCCTTAGAGTTCATAGATAAAATCATACCTTTAACAAATCATAAAGCTAAAAAAAATCTAACGGTTATGAGTGGTTTGAAAAAAAATATAAGAAATGTAAAAGGCCATCACTTAACTTTTAATACACCTACAGATTTATTTTATTGGAATTTTATAAAATTTGAAATTGAAAAACTTTATACATTTTACAAAGCAAAATTTCCTAAAATGATAAGCTCTAAAATTAATCAAATAGATTTATTAAAATACTCACCTGGAGGAAAGTATGAAACACACATAGATCATTGCACTGTTTCTATTAGATCTTTAAGTATTATTATTAATTTAAATGATGATTATGAAGGTGGCGATTTAATTTTTACTGATCAAAAAAACAATGAAGTAAAAAGATTAAAACTTGGTAAAGGTTCAATTGTATTTTTTCCAAGTAATTTTATGTATCCTCACGGTATTCAACCTATTACGAAAGGAACAAGGTATAGTATAGTTGCATGGCTACAGTAGATTATAAATTAATAAAAAATTTCTTTTTAAAAGAAGAATTAAAGGTACTTCAAAAGTATTGTTATAACAAATTAGATTCAAATAAAGATTACACAATAGATCCACAATCTTTTTCACCTTCTTGGTATAATGATCCACTAATGATGAGTCTGTTGGATAATAAATTACCTTTAGTTGAAAAAGAATCTAATTTAAAATTGTTTCCTACTTTTACGTATTGGAGATATTATGTATTAGGTGCAAATTTAAAACAACATACAGATAGACCTTCTTGTGAAGTAAGTGTTACGGTGTGTATAAAAAAATATGATAATTGGCCTTTAATAATTGAAGGAGAAAAAATAGAATTAGAAGAAGGAGAAGGTTTATTATATGCTGGTTGTGAACAAAAACATGGTCGTCCTGGTATATATAAAGGAGAAGGTATGGCACAGGTATTTTTTCATTATGTTAATCAAAATGGTATTTATAAAAACCATGCTTATGATCAAATAAATAAAATAAAGGTATAAAATGGAAGATAAAATAATTCAAACAATAGAAAAAACAGTAAGTATAAATAATTTTATTGGTGTGTATGATAATTACATTACTGAAGATGAATGTAATAAAGCTATTAAATTATACGAAGATCAAAATAAATTTAATAATACAGTAAATAGAATAGGTGGAGAACAAGCATCTATTTTGCAAAAACAAGATCAACAATTTTTTGCAGCACCTTTTAATTTAGATTTGTGGTGGGAGTCTTTAAAACCTATGATGGTTAACTTTGACTTAGCATGGAATCACTATACTAAAAATACAGGGGCTGATTCGGCTTATGGAGTTCCTTTTCATTTTACAGATTTAAAAATACAAAAAACTTTGCCGACAGAAGGCTACCACGTTTGGCACATAGAACATGGAAAAGGATTTAGCAATGAACCCAGGGCTTTTGTTTTTTCTATATATTTAAATGATGTTGAAGATGGGGGAGAAACAGAATTTCTACATTTTTCAAAAAGAGTAAAACCTAAAACAGGCAGAATAGTTATTTGGCCTGCAGCATTTCCTTATTTACATAGAGGAAATCCACCATTGTCTGGTGAGAAATATATATTAACTTCTTGGATGATGTTGAGATAATTAAGAAGAATAAGAAGTAGGTCTTGCACCTAATCTAGTAATTTTTTCAGCGTCAGTTTCACCATCAACATTACTATCATCCCAATCAGATTGTAATTGAACTAAGTGTGCTGAATCCCATTTAGTTGTAAATTGGCTAATGTCTCCAATGTTTGCATCAGCAAACGATGAATGAGGTGTTTCATCTCTATATTCTACTTCATCAGAAGTAATAGATGTTTCATGTTGAATAGCCCAAATATTTGAGAATTTAGAATCAGACCAGAAAGAATCATCATCAATAATGTATCCAACACCTTTATTAGCACCCTCTGCATAATTTTTAATAATGCATTTATCTTCGAATACTACTGTCCAATTTGCTTGTGTTGTCATATTTTCTCCTAAGTTTTTATAATATAAATTAATGCTATGTAAGGTTGTAAAACTGAAGTTGAATCACCTGAAAAAGTTGCACTCATATTATGGGAGTGACCTGAACCTGAACCTGTATTATTAACAAGACTATTGATAACATTACCTGCTGGACCAGGACTTAACACAAATCCTGTACCACCTGAGCCTGGATACTTAAAATTAGGTACATGCGAGTGAGAAGCAAGTTGTGCTGTTGATAAAGTTGCATTAGCTGTTGAACCACCAACGTTTCCAGTTGCAGCTACAGTATTTGCTCCACCTGTTGAAGCTAAAGCTTTGTTATTTGATTTACCAACTGGTACGTTATCTGCTAAATTAGGTAAGGTAAAAGTACTTGATCCATCACCTGCACCGTAAGTAGTACCTACGATTGCAAATAATGCAGAGTAAGTTGATCTTGAAACTGCTGCACCATTACATTCTAAAAATCCTGTAGGAAGAGATGCTGCTGACCATTCAACAATTGTACCTGTAGCTGTACCTTCAATACCTGTAAGGTCTGATCCATTAAAATTATATTTAGTTGCTTCGTAATTTGCCATAATATTATTTCTCCGTATATGTCCAACCTACATTTGCACCAGAGTAAACCAATCCAAATGCTGCACCTTCAGTATTAACTACCAAATCTGCTGCTGCGTTAGCTATTTTAGAACTATTTCTTCCGACAGTCAATGCGTTAGTGTCAAACGTATACCTTGAATCCACAAAATTTACTTGAGCACCTACAGCGGGTGATGCGGGAAGAGTTATTGTAACTGCTCCTCCACTTGTATCTACAAAAATTCTATCTTGATCTAATGCTGTATATGATCCTGTTTTAGTAAGCCAATCTGAAGGAGTGTATGAAGAAGTACCAAAAGGCATTTCAAAAACACCAGTGTTTGTTGCAACACCATCAAGGTAAATAAGTTTATAACCTTTGTTATCTGCTGCAAAAGTAACTGTTGCACCTGAACCAGATACTGCTTTTAATTGTAATGTTTCTGCACCAGTAGTTCCGTTTTTAATAATGTAAAAAGTTTCCGTAAGAAGAGGAAATGTTAAAATTCTAGATCCTGTAAGAGCACCTGTTAATTCTATAATTCTGTGTTGAGCAGTACCTGTTAAAGCACCCTCTGCTATTGATAAAGCTGTAGTTCCTGATCCTGCAACAGCTAAACTTAAGACACCACCTGTAAGTTGTTCAATAAGACTTAAATTTGCGTTAGTTTTTGTTCCCCAAGTACCAGCGTTTTCGCCGGTTGCCATTAGCTCTAGGCCAAGGTCTGTAAATGTTGATGCCATAGTTTTGTACTCCTGATTGTTTTATTTATATTGTTTATTTAGTTCTAAGTCAAACATATTTATGCCGTTTTAACAGTATAACCTGTACTGTTTTTAGGTGTCTTAGTAGTATAACCTGTACTATCTTTAGGTGTAATTTTTCCAAAGTATTGAAGAACAAGGTCATCATTTAATTCAGTTGTTGCTTGTACACCGGTTAAAGTAAGGTCTATTGAAAATACAAAACTTAGTGAGCCTACAGCAGAAGTAGTTGATAGACCTGTTAACGGTACTCCTATT